CATATTATGTATGCAACTCTCAATATTATTTATTTCTCAAAAATAATTTTCTGATTAAAAACGAATTGGAATGGGAAATTGTATGTATAAAATCAGTCATTGCATTATGGTCACTGCTGTTTTTATCTGTTACATTAAGAAAAGTAAAATTAGAACATAAGTTTTATACTTATATCTCTTTATTATGTCTCACCAGTATCTTATGTAATATCATTTTACTTACATTTAATGAGGCTAAATATCCTGTATGGTTCATTAGTCGAGGGATAGAGGTAATGATGAAATTATTCATAGTTTCATTGATGATGTTTGAAAGCCTTAAAAACCTAAGACGTTCTAATATAATGGCTTTTAATGATGAACTAACAAACCTACATAACAGACGATACTTTTTCAAAGAATATCATTCTTTACTTGAAGATAATAATATAAAACAAATATGCATAATTATTATCGATATTGATCATTTTAAAAAAATAAATGACACCTGGGGACATAAAACAGGTGATATTGTTATTAAAAACACAGCCAACATCATAAAGGAGAATATTCGTCCTGACGATATTCTTGCTCGCTTAGGTGGTGAAGAGTTCATTATATTATTATACAATTTGAATATTAGTGCAGCCAGAAAAATTGCAGAACGAATTAGGGAAAATGTTGAAGCCTCTGTAAATAATACAATTACAGTTCCAGTAACCGTTAGTGTTGGTCTTTGTTTGTTACCAAAACTGGATTGTTTTCAGCTAGATATAATCTCCTTAGCAGATCAAGCTTTATACAAAGCCAAAAATTCCGGGCGAAACCAAATATGTGTTTATCAGAAATAATGGTATAAAAATTCACCCCCATAAAATTTTTCTTTTATTGACATCTTACAGTTACCGTTATCAGTATCACCTGCGTCGGGTTCTCCATCATCCTGACGACACGGTGCAGTCCGGGATGCATTAATCCGCATCTGGCATAGGGTCCGGACTGCACCATCCTCGCAGTGGCATGCCCCCTTACAACCTCCCGTTTGACATTCACACAAAACCGTTGCCAGAGTACAGAAACTGGCTTTGGCTATGGTCAGCATTCATTTCGTTAGCGTTTGTTGTGTTGAAACTAAAAATCCCCGTTCCGCTCAGTCCGGGGATTTTTTTTGCCTGCCATTGACACCAGGTGTTTACCGTTAGCAGTATTTTTCTGTTAGGTTGGTCATGACACAATCCAGTTTCATTCGATATTAATTGATTTGCATCATCCTAACCTGGTAGTCATGGCTCTGTTCTCAACCCACTGACATAAAGAAACTAAAATGAATGATTCCATTTATAAAAAAATAAGATGGCAAATTATTGTAACCACGTTTTTAACATACACAGTAATGTATATATCCAGAAAGGCCTTTGCTGCCGCAGCCCCACTTTTAATGCATGATGTTGGGATGACGGCTGTGCAATTTGGGACAGCATCATCTATTTATTACATACTTTATGGCGTATCAAAATTTGGTTCTGGATTACTGGCTGACAGAATTAATCCTCGGGTATTTTTGGCTCCGGTATTATTGGTCATTGCGATGATCAATGTTGGCATCGGTATGTGCAATAACGTTACTATCCTGCTAACATTATATTGCTTTACTGCAATTGCTCAAGGATGTGGTTTCCCTCCCATAGCCAAGGCAATCAGCCAGTGGTACTCAAAATCAGAAAGAGGGGGATGGTATTCATTATGGAACACTTCGCACAATGTTGGCGGCGCGCTTGCACCGCTCATCGCATCAGCCGTTATTACTTATACTGGTAACTGGAGATATGCTTTTTTCGTTCCAGCATTTATTACATTAGTACAAGCCATCATTTCCGCCATTTTCATGCGCGATAAACCAGAAAAATACGGGCTACCTAATGTTGGCGTTTGGAAAAATGACAAAAAACAGCTTGAGCTAAATAAACGTTCCGAAGCCGGACTTACCATTTGGAAAATGTTTTGCACTTATATTTTAAATAACCCAATAATCTGGATAGCAATCTGTGGAGATTTATGTATATATGTTATTCGAACAGTAACCGATGACTGGGTAAGTGTCTACTTTGTAAAAGTATTGGGCTGGGATTTAATTAAATCAAACTCACTTGTTGCATGGTTTGAAGTTGGGGGGATTTTAGGTGGATTAACATCAGGAATAATATCTGATAAGTTTTTTCATGCTGACAGATGGGTAACCATTTTGATTTATACTATAGTTTTATTGCTTGGAATGGGAAGTGTAATTTTAACAATTAATATTCATTATTACTTGGTCGCTATATCTTTTTTTATTATTGGTGCCGGAATTTATGCCCCCCAGATGTTATTTGCATTAGGCGTCATTGAAGCATCACACACTGATGGGGCCGGTGCTGCAACAGGACTGAAAGGTGGTGTAACTTACGTTGGAGCAGCACTCGCTGGGGCACCTATCGCTATGATCCAAAAATATTACTCATGGGATGGTGTTTTTGGACTACTCGGGATAATCGCAGTAATATTGATTATACTGACTGCTAGCCTCATTCTTATAGAAAAAAGAATCCGGAATTGATCTCATTTTTTCGCTAGGCATTGACATCTTACAGTTACCGTTATCAAAATCAGTTGCGTCAGGTTTTCCATCAGCTTGGCATGGTGCAGTCCGGGGATGCATTAATCCGCATATGGCATAGAGTCCGGACTGCACCAACTCTATGGTGGTGTTTCTGTCCTTTATCATCCTCTGTGATAGTGGTACTGGCGCTCCGGGTACAGAAATACCACCGCCCTCCCTGTTGGTTTAGTGGTCCGACTGAATGCGGATTTCCTCGTTGTCATGCTGAAGTATTAATGTTCCTTTGCTGTATATTTTTACGTTGTTTCCGCCACTGGTTGGCGGTTTTTTTACCCGTCATTGACACCAGGTATTTACCGTTGGCAGTATTCGTTGTGTCAGGTTTATATGCTATGTCCTGGCATGATGCAGTCCAATGGCGCAGGGATTTGAACCAGGGATGGACGGACTGCATCACCACCAATGATGGTGTTTCTGTCTTTATCATCCTCTGTGATAGTGGTGTAAGTGCTCCGGGTACAGAAACATCACTGGCCTAACTGTTTTAATGGTGCCGATTGATTGCAAGAAATTTTTGTTGTCAAAATAACTAGTCGCTGAATTAACATTCCTTTGTCAATACTGCTTATGGTTTATAAAATGAAACAAAAACAACATGGCGTTATACTTATCATGATACTGATGATAATTACATATCTTATTAATAAAGTTGTGTTTGACAAAGACTCCTCTATTCCATTTCTTTCCACCTTGTCTTTTTTATTAATTTCTTTTTATTTATTAAGATGTAGAAACCTGACGCCACGCATTATTGGTTGCATTCTCATTTTTTTACTGTCATCCGAGATTTCTTATTTCATCGTTTTCAGGGAACAGATATCTTTTGATATTATCAGCTCTATTGTGGAAACAAATCTTATCGAAACAAAAGGAATGTTTTTAAGTGATGGTGTTAAAATTTTAGGAATAACGATTTTATTAACCTTAGTTATTACTTACGGGGTAAATAGATTTTATAAAAATCAGTTTTTTTTCAAATGGATTCCGAAAGCTGTAATTCTCTTATACACACTAGTTGCAATCCTTATAGTTAAGGATTTTTTACCGGAAAAAGATTATATTAAAGCGGGTATACAAGAATCACGCTCTACAATAGGCAAGCTGATTAAAAGTTACTTCCCCACCGTTATAGGTGACGTGGCATATTTTGCCAGTACAATGCTATTAAATGACCGCTATTCTAACACATCAATAATACCAGACTTCAACAAAGCTATAATCGGCAAAGAAGACAACGGTACTAATACTATTGTTATCGTAATGGGAGAATCTTCGCTATTTTCAAGGTACAGTATTTACGGGTATCCTAAGCCGACAAATCCAGAGTTACAAAAAATATTCACATACTCCCAATCATGCATTGTCAAAAACGTTCATTCCAGTGCCCCTGATACGAGAGATTCTCTTGCAATGACATTCTCATTCAGTACACCAGAAAGCGATACCAACCTATTCAAGAATAAATCCATTATAGAAATGGCAAAAGCTAATGGGTATAAAACCTGGTGGATTGGTTCTCAGGAACTTGAGGGATTATTCAGCTCAAAATATGGGTTTATTGCAAGGAAAAGCGACATTGTCAGACTGACAAATGGACATGATGAACATCTGGTACCAATGCTGACTGACGCGCTGGAAGATACGTCTGCCCCTAAAAAATTTATAATAGTTCACCTGCTTGGCAACCATAAGCCTTACCATAACTACGATGCAGAAGATAAGGAAGCATTACCCGGAGCTGAAGAATACGATTTAACTATTCATAAAACAGACAGAGTTGTTTCTTCATTATTCAATGATGTAGTAAAACACAGCGATAACTATATATTCCTCTATACCTCAGATCACGGAGAAGTGGTAAATAAAGGCCATGGACTTATGAAAGGCAAGGATCAATGGTACATACCTTTTCTGTACAAATCTACCAATAACAAATTTGGTTGTTCGTTCATTGAACAATTCAGAAACAAGGATGGATGGCTGAGTGGTCTTATGAATAAATATATCCTTTCACGTCTCATTGGTTATACGCTTGATAAAAAAATTGTTAATAGCGAAATGAATAACGACAGAGTGAAGGCAGCAAATGAAAAATCTGTCTTATTTAAAGATACAGAGTAAAAAATAAATTTTTCAGTTCTTAAAAGCCCGTCGTAATCTACATGCCGGGCTTTTTTTATAAATTAAAATATTTATTTGTGCAGACATAACATTTTCATCCTGTGAGAAAAGGTACGAATCGTTCGCTTTCCCTTGCATTTGAATAAGTCAAACCACTTGTTTTTACCCAGATAGTTTAACTTGATCATGTCAGGCCTGTAATAATAACACATCAGAAATATTCCCTGATCATCATCCACAATATTCTCTCTCAACACCTTCTTTTGGCAATGCCACACCAGTCGGTAAAGTTCTTGCCACTTTTCCAGCGTTCCGATCAGAACGCCACCGATGATATACACATGGTTACCTAACATACAGTTGTACACTGATTCCAGTGTTTCAAGTTTAAGCCCTCTTCTGATCGTAAAAAAATGCATTTTTTCCTTATTGAAGGGCCAGGACCACTTTTTTATTCCACTAGTGGTATCAGAATCTCTACAATATCCAAAATCAATCCAGGCAGCCATATCGTCTTTGATCAACCTCTGCCTGATAGCCTGATTTACAAAGTATGTTTTCAGATTACAGAGTAAAACGTAATCAGCCGACAGATATTCTGGATTCCCCCGCTGCTCTACGGGTGTTCGGAGCTTAAACGCTACATCCGACTGTACAGAAGCGATCCGGCGCCTGATATGACGAAATTTCTTATTGAAATTTAATGTAACAATTGTTGTTGGTTTTCCTCTCCGGATTTCCTCAATTCTGGGTTTGAGATCGGGTGAAGTAAAAATAACCATCTCATTTTCGAGTTCAGCAAGATTGAAAAACCAAGCCATATATTCATCAGTAGTCCGCTCAATACGGGGGGCAAACCCATTTTGCGATGTCCATTGACTTCTGCCTATATCAAAATAAGCAGTTACAATCGTTATTGTGGTCATACCTCTTTAAAAAGACCTGTAAATTTAAAACAATAGCACATACTAACATGCAAAATGATTAATATAAATCCTTTGTAAAATTGATAAGAATATTAGTTGTGTCAGGTTCTCCACCAACCTGGCTTGGTGGTGTTTCTGGTTCCCTTGCCGTCCTCTGTAAACAATGGTGCGCTCCGGGTGCAGAAACACCACCGCCACTACTGTGTGTGATTGACTAAGGTTGTTACCCGTTGTCAGACTGATCGATTAGTATTCCCTTGCTTTATACTCTTACGTTGTTTCCGCCGTTGGTTGGCGGATTTTTTTTGCCTGTTATTGACACCCGGTGTTTACCGTTAGCAGTATTAGCCCTGTCAGGTTGACCATTATCCTGACACGATGCAGTCCGGTTGTGCTGAGGGTTTTAGTGTGACAGGGACGGACTGCATCAACCCAATGGTGGTGTTTCTGCCTTTATCCTGCTCCTTATACAGATGGTTCCATTATTAGTGCGAGCGCAGAAATACCACCGCCAACAAGCCTTTTTCCGCAGGCTTGTAATCAACGAATCACCGTTGTTAAGTTCCTTTTGCATGTTTCAGACTTACGTCCGAAATTTTGCAGCATGTGTTTCAACTGATGCAGGCAGGTAAGGCAGTTTTGAAACACTTTTTTTGGCTGCTATGTGCTTCGACGGCTTTCCTGTATTGGCTACGTTGAAGCGCTTTTTTTTGTTGTCAGGCTACAGGGGCCTCCGGCCATTCAGGTTTTGACGTATCAACACGGTTTACCAGAACACGGTATTTCTTCCACGCATTAAGCCGGGCTTTTTCTTCGTCTGTCGCTTCTTCCAGGTCAACCGCATCCTGAAGGGGGGCTATTTTATCTGTCGCCAGTTGCAGAAGTCGTTTTTTAGTCTCCTCCTCTTCACGAAGCCGGGCGGTTTTTTCTGCCTCTTCGTCTTTCACCCATTTTGTACCGTCCCATTTTTCATACTGACCGTCCGGGGAAATGGTCGTCACGTTTTCCGGTAATGGCCCCAGTTCAGAAATCCAGACCGCCTCCCCGGTATCCGTTCTGTATACCGTCTGCCCCCGGTGGTCTTCGACGACGTTCCAGGTGTTTTTTTCGCTGTCAAACACCGCGACACTTCCTGCCGGGATTTCCGGTGGCTCAATATCCGTACAGTGAGCCGGTAATCCGGTGTGCGGTGGGATATACGCATCGCCCGCGCCAATAAATTCGTTAGTATCTGAACGCAGATTATAAATTTTAATTGTCTGCGCTTTATCGCTCATTTTAAACGTCATTTTTTCACTCCGGATTAAACGAGAGAATGCGCGTGCGAGCATTCTGTATGAAGTGGATGCCCGTGTGCGCCGATTTCTACACCGTGAGCGTGAGCACCGATACGGATATCAGACTGATGGCGCGGGCTGATGCAGACGCCGCCTGATTTTTTGCAATACGTTCTGTAATCACCAAAACCGATATATTCCGTTCTGGCGTTCGGACAAAGCGTCTGTGGACAGTATGCCGTTGTGCTGAATACAGCATTCTGGCGGTCGCTGGCGTATTGCCAGTTAATTTCCGTGGCACAGTTAATAAAACCATCCCACGCCAGCCTCATTTGCCGGGCGACACTGTCCGGGGGAACCTGACCACATCCGGCCCCCATGGCAGGGAACACAACTGATTTTATTTTTTTATATTCCGCCACACTTTTATTGTGCTGAAATATTGCCAGTAACGCCGCCCGTGTTGCGTTATAAACCGCGTCAGTACCGTCAATAATCAACGGAACGCGCATCGTCGGGGCGTGAATCAGCCACGGATGTTCGCCGTCACCGGTCTCAGTGATAAAGGCTGTGCCGACAGGCTGCTCTCCGAGATATTCCTGAATAATATATTTCTGAACGCGTCTTTGTAACTGAGTGCCGAAATATGTCGTTATAGCGGCATCCACGCCACCATCCATCAGGCCAAAGCTGTTGGCTGCGCTGACCATACAATCAAATTCCGGGATGGTTTCAAACGGCCCGGGGATAATTTCCACATTGTCGGTATTCTGAAAATAACATTCAAATGCCGCCGCCATTGCAGGTTCAGGAGCGGATAAAATTAATTTAATCATGCCAGCCTCACTATGTAGTTAAATGCAATGTTTTTAACTGTGGTTTCCGCATTACCGTCGGCGTCCACAATAACGACGTGGCCGTGTGGACCGATATACATGGTGTGCTCGTGTCCTCCGATATAAACTGTATGCGCATGGTCGCCAGCGGCCTGTGTCCAGGCACCATTTCCAGGCTGAAATGAGGTGTGATTTGAATCACCCCAATATGAGTTGATATAACCGCCGAACTGGTGAGTATGGTTGCCTGTTGTATTGGTCGATTTCGTGCCGTAATCAAAGGATGAGGTGGTTTTTGTCCCTAAGTCGGTATCCTGCGCCCGCGAGGTGTGCGAGTGCGATTTGTTGCCGTCCTGTTCCTGTGACAATACCGCGCGACCGCTGGCCGGTTTGCCCTTAATCATCCAGCCGCGCATATCCGGAATAACGCCGGACGGATACGCTATAGCCAGTAATGGATAAGCAGACTTATCAAACGTCTGCCCTTGCATCAGAACATAACCTGCCGGAGTAGCATCAGATGGCCATGCAATCGCCGCCCCTACTGGATGCGAATCCGGAGGTGGGTTTAACGTGGTGTACAGCATTGCCCATTCGGACCACTCAGCATCGGCGGTATCCCGATGGCTGCGAATATATGCGGGCGCTGGCGCACCATTTGTCCCGCTCCAGCCAATGAGGATTTCCCCATCACCGGTTCCGGTCAGACGCAAAACATTCCCGTATTCCGTTGGATAGCCGTTGTTGTAAACCTCGCCCATGATGAGGCCGTTATCGCCGCCGCTTGTCGTGCCAGTCAGTGCCGGAAGCGCACCACGTGATACCAGTCTGTTCGCTGCGACAGCCGTACCTGATGCAGGAAGCGCTCCGATATTTTGTACAAACATCGACTTATTCGGGATATCCGCGCCATTGGCGGCCTTATCCATTTTTCCGGCAAGCGCATTAGTCATTGTGGCTGCAAAGTTAGGATCATCACCTAACGCTGCAGCCAGCTCATTAAGAGTATCCAGCGCCCCTGGAGATGAGTCGACAAGAGCTGCAATAGCCGATCTGACAAATGCCGTTGTTGCAAGTTGGGTGTCATTAGAACTCTGATCAGCAGTTGGCGCTGTAGGTTTCCCTGTGAAATTAGGGCTGTCCAGCTTAGCGTAAGCAAGCAGAACCTGTTTTATAAACGCGGTAGTCGCTATCTTTTGTGAATTATCAGATTCAGCGGTCGTTGGCGCTGTAGGCGTTCCTGTAAGGTTTGGGCTATCTAAATTTGCTTTCTTATCCAGCTCACCTTTCAGGCGCTTCGCCGAGACAGCAATAGCAGGATCCAGACCCTCCTCAACCTCTTCAGCGGTCGCAAATCGGGAAACCCCAACAACGCTTTCTGATGCCGGAGGGTTAATAAATACAACATCCCCAAATGTAATATTCGCAGTATCAATTGACTTAAAGGTTATATCACTGGATATCAACATAACTGTTGATGCTGATTTATTTATTATCGGTTCTGCCCTTGAGTAAACCGCAAATAATGTACCTTTATCAGTATACAACCCTACTGTATGTACAACATATTCATCTTTAGTATCATCTTTAGCTGATACATGAATTGTATCCGGTGATATCACCGCCCCACCGATACTTGCTATTCGTTTAATTTCATCATGAATATCAGTTTGTTCTGGTGAGGTGATATAATAGCTGGAACCTATTCCAACTGATTTTATTTCAACCTTCCCGGTCCCGGTATTCGAGGCATTAATAATTGCCTGACGCCCGGCGTCAGTTATTGTGAATATTAATTTATCCATTTTAGTCCGTCACTAAATATCTATAGAAAAGACAAATATTAAAGAAGTGAATTATTAACCCTCTCCAGTCAACCGGACATACGAGACAGACTGAAGACCACCAGCAATACCGATACCGCCTGAAATATTAGCCGCCTGTGAGAATGAATATAATGTTCTGGCTGACTTAGCGTATTTTATGCTCCTTATTACATCATCAAGCATCTCCTTCGAAGGTACAGCACCATCAAAGGAGTTAATTGAAGCAACAATAGAAGCCGTGTATGGTTCTCCACGAGGCGACTGTTCGAACCACTCCTTGATATCAACGACACCACCAAGACCGCTGACAATGTCTTCAACGGCCGCTCTGGTCCCCTTTATACGCTTAGTCCTGATAATGGATTTAAAAACAGAGCGTTTGAGAGAAACAGGCCAGTTATCCCGCCATGTGTCAGAGTTCCACTGCCATGCAAGATGGTCGAGAACCGCAGATTCAAGACCATCAATTAACCCATATATAGTGGTTTTAGGGATTAAATTATTAATTGCATGTAGTTCGTCATCGATAGCTTTTGACATGGCTATCACATCAGAGTTTTGAGCTAAATTCTGAGGTAATACATCCAGCAAACTAATGTCTGAGATATCAACCATCTTCTAACCCTTCATATGTACATTCTATATTTCTTTCTCTTGCCGCCTGAATTTCACTAATTACAGTAAATACCGGACTGATTATTTCAAGGCGTTTAGCCCCTGCATTTTTAAATCTCGATATTATTTCATCAGGGTTAATATCCCGACCCATAACAGAACGCTGCCACAACTTATATTCTTCAAGTGCCTTATTGACTTCACTTTGAATTAAAGTAGCCCTGCTTTTATCATCTGTACTTATCCAGTATTTTATCGAAATATCATAATCAACCTTGTCTGGTTTTTTGGGTATCACATGATCAGTAAACGGTCTGATATTAGTGGCGGAAAGAACATTACCTATCTGTTCCAGAAGCTCATCAGATGGAATGTCACCGTTCTTAAGCAGACAACGAATCTCAACAGTTCCGGCCGCAGGCGTATAAACATTCACATCTTTGATGTTCTGGTTAGCGGTTCTTGTCCAGTATTTATAGGAATCCTCGGGCCCTGCCGTCGAAAGTTTTTCCGGTGACAGCTGAATGCGCTCAGCATAGTTATCATCATCCTCCCGATCAGCTCCAGAATTCGATTCCGTCAGATTACTGACGCTGGCCACATAGGGGAGAGGCGTTATCAGGGCATTAATCTGGCCGGGTAAAAAACCATTACCTGAAACACCAGGCACCAGGGCATGTCCTGAGACTGTCCCACTCAGCGAACCAGGCGGGATTTCTGTTAAAACATCAGTCTGAAAGATAACATTATTCCCGGTCGTAATCTGTGTACCTGCCGGGATGGTATAAGCTCCCGTCAATACTGTTGATAGCCTGAATTCAAACGTAGTGAGGGCCGACTGAGCCTCAAGCCTTGGAGTATCTGTCATATAACCAAGATGATCGAGACTACTTTCTGTAGCATATGACAGCAGGTTTTGCTTTGCTGAATAATCAATAGCCTTGCGCTGCTGAACGATAACCGAACACAGCGACTGAATGAAAAGGCGCCGCGGATCTGCTGGCGCCAGTGTTTCACCTGTGATTGCCTCGAATCCTTTTATAGCCCGGATAATGATTTGTGACGGATCTGAGTCAGCAAAGGTAATATCGGGTAATCCCCCGCGAGGTAAATTCATCCTTTGACTCCTATAACCAGTTTCGGCCGTATAACGCCATCTGAAGCATTCGCCTTGTCAAAACTGACTGAATGGATAATCGCGCGAGGTTCAAACTCACTGACTTTCTGAATAATCTCTCGCGTGGCCATAGCAATAAAAACAGGTGTCTGGCTATCCACCAGACCGGACGTGACCCCCAGTTTTCGTGAATAGGGGACCGTACCAGTCTGAGTGGCCAGAATTGTCGAGACATTCTGCAGAACTTCTTCAACAACAGTTTGTGGCGCCCAGTTAATACGATATGAAGACGCTGATACTGGCCATGTGTCTTTACTCATAACAGTTTTCCTAATGCACTTCTGGTTTTAGATTCAATATCACCCGCAATGTCTACAAGCGCTTCGGTGAGCGAGGACTGCCCCGACTCCAGCAGTTTGATACCCACGTTTATCACCCGGGGGTTTCCTGTCGGGCCAAAATATGTCCAGCCTTCATCAATGTCAGAAATCACAAAATTACCGAAATACTGGATACCAATGACAACCGGGTTAACCTCCTGTGCACTATGCATAACTCGCAGTAATGACAACGCAGCCAGTGGCACTACGCCAAGCGTTGTATCGAGGCGCATGGTAAAGCTAACCTCATCCAGATCCGGTCCAATATCTTCCAGAACCGGTTTGAGGCCGATAACTTCATGTCGGGCCAGGCGGCGCTTTGATGAACGCTTAAAATTGGCGAACGTATTCACCACCATTGACGACGCCACAAACGGCATTGATCCATACATGCCAACGATCATGCTTTTGCCTCCGTTGTCGGTGCATATTCCCCTTGTGCATCATGGTGGTGTTTCTTAACGCCAATACCGTCCACCACAACATCGCCTTTCGTAACTTTAATTTCTCCTTGAATATCCGCAGCTGTTCCACCTTTAGAACTGCCTTTCAGGCCACCAAGATAGGTAAGTAGACCTTTCACAGTGGTATTCCCCGTTATGATGGTTTCTGGCGCATCAATCGTGACGGTTCCCGTTGCTTTAACCGTCACGTCACCTACAGCATCAACCAGCAATAAATTTGATTCCCGGTCATTCTCAATGCGGGTTCCATTCCTGAATTTAATAACGCGCTTATTAGCTGTATTTGAGGGAGGGGTATGCGTTTCATCGTAAAAACTACCAAGGATAAAACCCTGCTGTGGCCCAACGGGAAGAAACAGGCATAAAACCTGCTCGCCAACATCAGGCATCCAGTAATCAGCATTCTCATCCGTATTTTTCACAATGACCTGCAAACTGGCTGAGGTCACATCATCCTGATCATCAAAAGTGACTCTGGCCGTCACTCCTTTTTCATCAATATCAGACACCACACCAACCCGGATAAGCTGGCGAATCAACGTATTTAAATCGCTCATTCAGTATCCTTCAATTACTCTACGCAGCTCTATTGATGTGGTATACCCACCGCTACTAATGGCATGAGTCGCTTTTGAAACCAGATACTTACCAGAAAACTTACCAAACCCGGATAAATTGAGCGTGACACCTGCAATAAGTCGCGTATCACCAGGCAACACCAAAGAGCCAGTATTCTGATATCTGTTTTTTAGTCTCAACGCCGCTTTAGCTTTACGCTTTGCTTCATCGAGGTTAGCGACCAGTTTTCTGATCTTGAGGTTGGCCCCTTCTTCAACAGAAGGATCTTCCCAGGTATACGCCAGGGATTTTCTTTTTTTAGGTACCCGATATTTGCAGGTGCAGCTCTTGTACAAATCAGAAGATTGAGCACTGAAGGAATAACGAATAATTTCATCGACACCCAGCGTCAGGGTCGCTATTGGCTCTTTTTCCTCAAACATTTCCTGAGCAAATATCACGAGCTGGCTATCCGTAACTTTTAAGGACACCCCTTCATCTTGGCAAAGACGATGGAGAAACTTTAAGTCGCTTTCTTCCATCTGGTCTTCGCGTTCGTAATATGGATTGCTGCCCTCATCGATAAGAAACATCAGCTCAAGGTTGGCCAGCTTCGCTATTGATGTAGCGATATCCCTGAGCGTAGTTTTCTCCCAGGCGTTACTTTTCAAATCACGGCGTACACCAGCGGCTACGGGTACAGATACCGCGCTAACCTCAACAACAGAAGGAGGGCCAGACGATGTGATACCATCAACCTGAAAACTGCCACACTCCAGCGCTATCTGATTGAATGGCTTAAAGACAATACGAATAAAGTCCCCTTTTTCAGGTGACCAGTCGCCAGACCATTTCCCGTCGTCGTTCTTCAGCGTAATAGCGATGTCATCAACCTGGCCGTCCTCATTATCGGTATACGATATTGAGAGAATGTCAGGCTGCATGTCAGCCGTGATATCCATATTCTGGTAAATCACGTCAAAAAGAGTTTTACGTAACACTGTTTCGCTTCCACGGTGGCAGGTTATTCACGGTTGCCGGCTTTGCAGGTGCATCAGGAACAGTCAGGATGACTCCGGCAGAAAAAAGCACCGTTAAACGGTGCATTGGGTTGGCATCAACAAGCAGATAAGACAGATATTCATTTCCATATAGTCTGGCGGCAATGCTGTCCCAGGCATCGCCCTGTATGGTCCTGTAATTATCCAAAGCTTAACCTCCGACTCTGAAAAAGGTGGGCGCTCATTTTCTTCTCAAAATCTGAGTAACCCGCGTCCAGCGCCCTCTGTACAGCCGCTTCTGTTTCCTTTGGTGAACCAGGGGGAAGATTAATCACTGGTGCGTATGTAATCCCACCAGGCGGTATGACGGCGCCCCCGGAGGCTCCCGAGCGAGATGACAGGCCTCCTGCAACTGATATTCCATGAGGAGAAAAGCGGGTCTGCCCGAACTTACCTGAAATTGCAGTCTGGAGGCTGTTACTCCCGTTAACTCCAGAGGCCAGCGTGGCCATTATTGCGCCACCGGATTTAGTCAGTTGAGAGAATGGCCCGCGCTTTGCGTCAGAAAATGGCAGGTACTCACGAACGGTCGCAAAAACACCCTTCACCTCATCAACCAGAGCATTGGCTTTCGATTTAATACCGGTGATCAGGGTTTCAATAATTTTAGCCCCGGAGTCGCTCCAGTTGATGGTGTTAAGTATGTCAGCCCCCGCTTTGAAGGCCTGTACCAGCCAGCCAACAGGCGTAAAATTCATGAATACAAATTTCAGTCCTTCAAGAGCCTTAACGCCATATTCCCTGATTGTTGGCCACACCTTTACCGCACAGGCCTTGATCTTGTCCCAGTTCTGATAGCCGTGATTTTGGGCGAAGCGCACGGAAAAACGCGGTGCTCCATACTGTTTCGCCCATGCGGTTTATTCTTCCTGCTTAATAAATCGGGATTCCTGAAGCGCCTGAAGCGCAAAATTAATCTCATCCTCAATGATGCGTTCAATCTCCCTTGCCGTTTTTCCCTCACAGCGCGGGGCGGCACGGGGAGCAATACTAAACAACCGACTTCTCAACTCGTTTGCAGCGAGAAAAGCATCATCAGCAACGGTATCTTTAGCTATAAGCGATCCTTCTTTTTCTTCGTACTCCAGCTTTTTTAATTTCGCCTGATAAACCTTTTCTGCGGTCTTGGCCTTATTGAACTGTGCAGCGACGGCAGTCGAACCACCAGCTAATCCAGCATCATCACCGGGTAGTTCAGGCTCGGTTGATCTGTGGCCTTTTTTACCGTTAATGGCTGAGGCTTCCCGGCCAACCTGTTTACTCGCCTCATACGCAGTACTGGCTGTATCAAAATCCAGTTTTCCGCTTTTCAGTACAGGTATCCGGCCAGACGCACATAACTTTGTGACCATCGCCGGAGAGATGCCTTTTCGCCTCGCAAATTCTGACTTACTGACGATGGCCATCACTGGCACCTGTCAGCGAGGTATTTAACAAACCCTTCATGTGTGCCGTGCGCATGGTGGTATTGCCGGTATACATCCAGCAATAACGCAATCTCAGTATCTGTAGCCGGGATACGATCCTTATCAATTGACAGGTACTTAATCTGAACGACCGGCGGCGCGTCATCTTCCTCAGATAGGGGAGGCTCAACATTTAACATATCGTCAATCTCAGAATCGCTAAATCCGAGTAACTCAATGTCAAAATCGCTTTCAACCAGCTCACTGACTTCTTCAGCAAGCAGCTGCATATCCCAGCCAGCGTTCAGCGCCAGCTTGTTATCAGCAATGCGACAGGCTTTTTTCTGTTTCTCAGAAAGGTTTTTAAGCCGGATCGCTGGAACTTCGACAAGCTCTAATATTTCCGCAGCTGCAAGCCGACCATGCCCGGCAATTAACTCGTCTTTTTCATCAATCAGCACCGGATTTGTGAAACCGAACTCCCGAATGCTGTTCACCAGCTGATCTACCTGTTCATCAGAGTGAGTTCGTGAATTTTTAGCGTAACGAAGCAGTTTGCCACGCGGCAAATATTCGATTTTTAGCATCATTTTTTTCACCACGATTGTCAGTCGGTAAAAGAAAACCGAGTAACCCAATGAAAACAAAAAGGAAATTACAGAATCTTTTTACCCGTAGAGGGTAAAAGAAAACAACATAATTGACTGATTTTATTGAATTTTAATGGATAAAAAGGATGCAAATCGATGCAATGAGTAAAAAAATAGAGATAACCAACTGAAAATAAAGAACTTTGTTTAATCTTTTGTTTTTAAGGTTAAAAAAACAGATGTAACTCGCTGATATTTAAGATAAATAACCATCTTCTTTTTACCATTAGCAAACCAGCTAAAAACACTATTTTTCTTCTATAAATCAATCAGATAATTCAATTCTTTTTACCGATCACTTTTAACCTAATTTTTCCGGCGTTCAGCTAGTCGATTCTCGGGGTTCGAATGACCCGCATTCAACGCTTTTCGCCAGAAGGACCCAAAGGGGGCCGGGGGCATGAAACCGCATGCAGCGGCAAGCCCGTAGCCACCAGGTAAGACCGCGCACCACAAGGCCTCGACCGTATGCAGCAATAGCATGAGAGCTAGCGAGAGAACGTCTTAGCAAGTATGTCATCAATAGCCTTTGCAACCTCATCAGGGAAAACAGACTCACCAGCACGAAGCGCAACACCGTGCCAGTCAAGCCGCTGCGAATAGTTGGGCTTCTGTATGAACGTTAAGATCAACGACGGTCGACGCCCCACACGCAGCCACACGCCAGGCTGTAATGGGTTACTCGTACCAGGACGAAGAACAAAGAACTCCGTAGGCTTGCCCTGACGGCGGTTCTGATGCACATCGCGCTGTACACGCAGACTGGACAGCACTTGCTGCAGTTGCCCCCGGTTAATATTCCCGTATTTGTCCCGCTTTGCGCCGGGACCAGGGGCAACCTGCCAGCCGTTCGGCAGATAACCACCAGCCCTCAATGCACCTTCAGAGCGCTTATACTGGCGCTCTCCCCCCTCAATCTGCGGCGTTAACGTAGTTGGCGCAGGTGTACCGCCCCACTCACGAGCATAAACAACAGCTTTGGGATCGCTTTTTTTAGCGGCCAGAATATACGTTGAGTTCAAAATCCACGGTGTCGGGTTGTCAAACACACGGCTGATTTCATCCTTTAGCGCCAACTGCGCCGCCTTAGCCGTTCTGGTTGCCGTAAGTGCCATCGCAAACGGTATTTCACGTTCTTCCAGACGCATGAGCTGGCGCTGAACATCCTGAGCGTCAAAATCTAACTTAACTTCAATCTTGTCAGCCACCAGCGCCCCCTGCTTAATCATATGGTCAACGAAGTACAGACGCCTTTTAGCACTCACGGCCTGAGACTCATGTTATCTTTGAGAATGTCGAGTACGTCCGTCTGGTCTGTCTTAACGAGACGATTCAGGATGTATGTCGCATTTATGCCAATCAGATCATTGCGTTGCGCTTTAAGCTCAGCAATTCTGGATTGGATGTCAGGTTTTGCCATGATTATGTTCCCTGTGATTAACCATTATCGCAGCCCCTCACTGAAGGGCTGCTGTAATGCCTGTTACTCAGTAACGACCGCCCCTTCCGGCAATTCCACACCAGCAAACACCGGACATCCCGGATGACACTCATCTTCGACCGCCATCAGTTGTGATTCTGAATACCAGCGCTCAGTTGCGCATTTATCGGCAGCCTGATAATAAACCAGATACTGATCCTCGCCATTAAGGTACTGAGCCCGGGCCTGCACCTCACCCCATTCATCACTGATGCGCAGATTTACCAGTTGACCCAGCGAAAATTTAAACGCCTTTTCCGCCGGAAAAATTGCACAGCCGTTTTTACATTCTTTCATTACATCTTCCCCTGGTCGCATGACCAACATTAATTGACAACACCTGATTTCAGGTGTCACTGTACGCAGCACAACAAGAAGTACTGTCAAATCGTTATTTGCCTGTCGATGAAATCACGCAAGCCCGAACAACATCGACAGGCTTTTTTTATTTACAGTGCGTACCGGGACATTTCTGCAAATTATCCGGCGCTTTGATTTGTTCCGTATGAATAAGGTTTTTCAGCCAGTGGGTTATTTTCATGAGGTGTACCAGTTTTTAGCGTTTGGTTACATTTCTGGCATATACAAAGACTGCCAGCACTCAGTACGATTGAGGTGTAGAGCTGTAGTACACAAATATCCGCGGATAAATCATCCGTCTTACGCATTACAGGAACTCTCTTCCCCCGCAGGTAAGCTCCCTTCCCTCCTGTGGGGATTTTTTTATCTGCACTGTGTCCTGACGTACGCCTGCAAATATCTCAGCTTTTCCTGGTCACTGATAATTCCGGCCCTGATATCAAGAACGTTTTGTTCAGCATCAGCAGAGAGTTCGACGGTGGCTCCATTGCCCACGCCGCCGGTGGTTGCGGTTTTATCTTTACCGGACACGGGACATTTGCCCCTGACGTACATCCGGCGAGCACCAGTGGCAAGCTGGTGACGAAGAACATCATTTTCAGATTCGGCAGCATTCAGC